TCTTAATTTGTAATTATATTGTAACACATAAAAATGTATTTGTCAATAGGTTTTTTGAAAAAAAAATCTATAATCTATTTTTATTGTACTTATAAAATGGGCTTTTCTTGCCTGCACGTGAAATGAGATTTTCCTCAATTTTATCAATTTCTTTCTGTGCGTTTTTGTAGTCTTTATTCATCAAGTGCGTAGTCATTGTTGTAGATCTATCATAGAATAGATGGTCTCTGCTATAACGGACAGAAGCATACTGTATTGGAGCATCTGCTTCATTATAGAAAAGTCTAACAGTTTCAGGAAGAACTCTTATATTATTTTCTTTCTGGTTCCTATAGACAATTCCCGCTTGCATTTTAGATATCTGCCCATTTCTATATGGAGTATACGTTTGTTTTGTTGCTTTCTGACTACTTCCACTTCTTCCTCCCATAATATTCTCCTTTCCTAACTAACATAATCTATAAGTATAGTATTACAATAAAGTATACTTTTTAATTCATTATAACATTTCTTTGTGCCTCTTACAATAATTTTATTTGGTTTAAGTAGTTTTTCAGACATTTTTACACCTTTTATGAAGTTTTCTTTTACCTCCGGATTTTTCCAAGAGCCGACACATGACAGAATATATATATATCATTCGTTGGTAATCCGTCGATACACCAGTCAAAACTATATTCTGTGCTCCAATTTAATGATGGAATAACTGTGATTCCTTGAAGTTGACACATTCTAGCAAACCATAAATTCCTATAATGATTGAATCTTTGAAGTGGCTCAGGCATATCTGTATAAAGGCTAAAATCTGGCATTACAATTCCTTTATATTCTTTCAGTACATCAATATATCTTTGAGGATTATTCCATATTCTATTGAATAGATAATCTTGTATATAGAAATGTACGAAATAATCTTTATCCTTATTAGATAATGCATAATTGAAGGGCAATGTTCTTAATCCCCGTCTGGGTATAGATAACGACTTTAAGGGCTCCAATATCGGGAACCCTTTATCCGTAAACTCCATTTCAAATGGTGTCTTATACCAATTCAATATATCTTGTCCGTTCAGGTATGCATTACTCTTCATTTAATAATTTCTCCAATTTTGAATAAAAATCTTTATAGTTACCATTTTCCTTTAGGTAATCAACCAACTTAGATTTTCCTTGGAATTTATTTAGGATCTCACCGGTTTCAATATCAACTAAAGAGAACCATGCTCCCCCCTGCATAACTAATCCCATCTTGATTGCTACATCAACTGCATCTGATACATAGTCAATTCCTTCAAGATATTTCAAAGTGTAAAATCCTACTTTTCTATCGGGTCTACATACTTTAGATTTTACTAATGCTACATTGACTATATTTCCTGCTGGATTCTCACAAGCTCTTGAAAGTTTATTGTCCTTATCATCAATATAATTTCCTTTTCTAAATTCAAGACGTGTGCTACAACTATGCCGCCATGCTCTTCCACCTGTCGTAGTTGTTCCACCATACATACTATTCATATCATCTCTTACTTGATTTATTCCGATAAAAGCAGTCTGTGTTCTTGCAAGAACTGGAGTTATTTTCTTGCTAAATTCAGTTAATGCCATACTCACTCCACCATATGTTCTTTCTCCTATCTGCTTTTCGTTTGCTTGCATTGATACCATAGCTCCAATCGAATCTAATATACATAGACTTATTTCTCCGCTATCTATTAGTTCAATCATCATGTTAAAGACTTCTTCTGCCCCCATGCTATCCGGGTCAAGATAGATTATATCGTCACAGTTCAATCCTAACTTAGCAGCCCAACATGAATCAAAAGTGTGTTCAATATCTACAAATAACACCTTTTTATCTGGAAACATTCTTTGAGCATTTCCTGCTACATCAATAGCAGTAGTTGTCTTTCCACTTCCATCTGCCCCATAAAATTCCGCAATTCTTCCAACCGGGATTCCACCGTATGTCATGTAGTTTAATCTGCACGATGAAAATGGAATTTTCTGCACTTCTTGAAAATCTACTCCTAACTGAATATTTCCTACTTTCATTTTTTTATTTAAATCTTTTATAATTAAATCAAGATTACTCATTTATATTACCTCCTGCCTTTACTATGTTGATTGCCTTATCATAAGCAATTAATTGACCTAATTCATTCGGCTTGTCTTTGGTAATATCGTCGAGCACTCTATTAACCGGAACCATGCTTTTCTCTTCTTCCAACTGTTTCAAAACCTTATTCACATCATAGACTGTAGGTTGTTCATTGATTAAATGCATGAAGTTTTTAATATGCATTGTTCCCGAAAATGAATGGGTATCTAGTTCTCTTAATACTTCCAACACCTTATCTGCATCAATAGGTCTCATTATTCGTCCTCCTGTTCTCTTATCAGACAATAATTGTAAGCCAAACAACCATCACAAGTTTGTCTTTGACATCCTACATCTAAATAATCTGCTCCATCTTCCATATATTCTGCTTCGCTCATTTTCTTCACCTCTCAATTCTTCCACTTCTTAAATTAAGTCCGCCGCACCTAATGCAATAAAACTTTTTATATCCTCCTGCGTAGTCACACAAATAACCACAATGCCCGCAATATTCATTTCCATTACTAACTGATATTTTTTTAGGTTCTGACACATTTTTCCTCTCGAACAACTCTCCGTGTTTGCATTCTATACAATAATTTTCTTTATGCTTGCAAATATTACAGTCGATCATTACTACCTCCTATAAATTATCAAATTCGTTTTTTAAGTATGATTTCTTTCTCTTTACCCAATCACTAAATTCTTGCTTTAATTCTTCCGAAGCAAAAGATGGAATCCCACAATTATTTAAAGCATTTAAATCCTGCATGATTACTCCCGCTATTTGATAATCTTCCTGCGTCATGCTAATTCACCTCACTTTTATTGATGTATCTGCTATTTGATAGTTCCATTTCGGCAATTCTTTTATTCATTACTTTTTTCAAACTATTGAGCATTTCATACCCGGCATCCATTCTCAACTTCACTTTCTTATATGCTCTTGAATATATAGCAAGAGTCATTGTTTCTGCTTGTGCTATAAGCTCTGCCTGTGCTGTTTTATCTGCTACTGTCTTTCCGGTTGCTTTTTCCCTTGCTTTTGAATATACTTCCTGCCTAATTGACTTGCATATATCTTCCTTAATTCCCAAATCTTCTTGAGCGGAACCGGTAAAATAAAGAATATTTGCTAAATCCAATATAGTGGTTTCCAAAAATTCATCTGTAATATTATTCGCTTTTATAAATTCTTGTGTGTTTAGCATTAAGATGTTTAGGTCTTTGCAGTATTTACGAACCAAATTATCCGATAATTCTTTGATTGTATCACTTATATTATCCACATTTTTCATTATAGATTCAGCAGTTTTTGGTTGTTCGTCATTTACTTTTATTCCTTCTCTACGGCTTGTCATTATAATTCCTCCGTTCATTATTCTCACACACTACCATATCTTCAAATGGTATGGTATAAGTGTAATCATCTTCAATCATCCTAAATCTTCCTAGTAATGTTTCCGGAATCTTTTCTATGAGTTCATAATGCTTTTTAGTTATTTTATTCTTATAAATTTTTTCCATTATAATGCCTCCTTCCATATTCTGCTATCAATAATGCCTCTGCCATACCATCATGGTCTTTCCTGCATCTGTCTGTAGCCTTCAAATTAACATTTGGGAATAATCTCTTGCATACTTCGATAGATGTATTTTTATCCGAAGTGCAGGAAAATTCTTTCTTCCATTTCTGTGGTGTTACAAGTTCATAAGGAATTCTGTATGCTTTTAATACTCCTTGAATAAATCCATAATTTTGTCCAAAATTAAACATTGACACAACACCCTGTCCAGGCATTGCATTTACTTTTTCTAATACACATCTTAAAGGTGATTTATCAAACATAAAATAACCTTCGAGTTCAGAGATTAAAGATTCTTCTGAAAAAGTTACTGTTTTAACGAATCCAGTATCTGTATTTATTTTAGCTATTCCACCATTCTTTCCAGGGTCCACTCCAATATAAATCATTTAATTACTCCTTTCTATTATAGAATCTCATATAATCTTCAATAAATTTTCCTAATTCATCTGTATATAAATCATCAACCTTTAATCTAAATATAAAATCATCTAAATTATAAATGCTGTTTATATCCATATTATTAGTCAATTTATAATTGATTTCTTCAAGCTCGCTGTAAGCTTCATTGAGAGAGTCTAAGTCATCTTGCAAACTTTCAGCTTGTTGTTTCCATTCATCTCTATCTTTTTGTAGCTCGGCTTTTGTCATATTCTATCCTACCTTTCTGCATATATTTTTGTATCTGCAAAACCTACAGTTCTTTGTATCTTCCGTCTTTGGAGGTGCAATCATTCTTTCAACATATCCCTCACACTCTGATATATAATTGCATAACCAATTTTTCATATCCTGCGTTACTTCAAACACTTCCGGTACTTCAAGTGTGCAGATGTCCCTGTTTTCATACATTACAAAGGCTTTATCTAAATCAAGCACAGTACAATAACAGATTACTTGATTATGATGTTGCTCTAAACAGTGATTATCTAACTGATTATATTTGAAAGAAACAACATTCTTGAACTCCCATAAATAATCTTCGTTTGTGCTTATTCTTCTTATAATTCCATCACACCGAAATGATAGATTCAATGCAGTATCTATAAGATGTGTTTCTGCTCCTTGTGTGCCTTTCACAATCAAGGATTTACATTTACCAAATTTCTGCTTTTCTTTTACATATTCTGCAACATCAAGATATTTCCAATCGTATCCCATTTTCTGCAAATTCAACAATGCGTTTTGTAATGCTTCATGTCTTGCTGTTCCTGTATCTGCCATTCCTGTTGAGTTATATTCTACTGTTTCCGGGTCTTGTGGAGCTTTTGTACGAGTGAAATACATATTTCTCATACAATGAAGGGAAGATGGTTTATAATAATTACTTCCTTTTCTTCTTCCTTCTTGTTCCATTCTCTCGATACAACTCATTACATCCGCCAGAAACTTCTTATTTGCAGGAAGTTCTGGCTGATTGTTATTGATTAAGTTTAATAATCTTCTGCTCATATCGCACCTCCAAAAAATTCAAGGACATTTCTGTCCTCTAATACTGCTGATGGTGACCAAGGCATTCTAAATGGATCTAAAGATGGTGTCATGAATGTGAAGTCACCTTTCACAAAATATAATTCATTATCAGCTTCATATTTTTCATCCCATACAATGGAATCCAACAATGTAGCAAAAAAATTATTATTTTTTGTACTTACCTCGTATGCCTCTTTTAATTTATAAAAAATATCAAATCCTTTCATATGTAATTACCTCCTAATATATTTTTATTTCTTAACTTTGATTATATTGTAACACATAAAAAGAGGGTTGTCAATAGCTTTTTTGAAATTATTTTAAGCAAGATAGTATCAAATATTCAAGTGCAATGTCTTCATCTACAATTCCAGTCTTTATCCCGGATTCTATAGTTTGACAAATAAGCATATTTCTTTTTACTTCTTCAATACTATAACCTCCGACATTCTTACTACATCTCCATATATCGCCTTTAGAGAGTCCTGTTCTTTCTACTGCCCCTTTCTTATTACTTCCTAAACCTTGATAAGCCAAAAGATTCCGGAATCCATTGTATAGTATAGAAGCAATCATCATAGCAGGCTCACCTTTCCGCTTTGCTTCATCTAACTTCTGCATGGCTGTTTCCGGGTATCCACCCAAGACTGCATCTGTCAATTCAAATGTGATATCTCCGATTTCTTTATGGAATAATCCTTGTTTGTCTAATAACTTAAAAACAGAGTCTGTTTTAGGTGTACCTTCATTATCTGTATAATGTTCCTGCCATTGTTTGATTTTATCTACTTCTAATAATATTCGTCCATAGTCATTATTGCAATACTCCACCAATTTATTCGCATTATCTTCATGCAAGTCCGGCAAATCTCGGCTTATATACTGCAATAAAACATCCTCAGTAAGATGAGAAAATTCCACAATACTTTCTTTATTTCTTTTAAAAAATGCGGAACGTTTATCCAAAGAATTATATCGAATAATAAGATAGTTCTTATTCATTGAATCCTTTACTTGCCCCCAATTATTTTCGGCGGTTATAAAAGAAATATCATCAATTATAGTATACAATTTTGTTGACTTATCAAGACTTTTCTTTCCGGAATGCTTAATTGCGGAAGATACTGATTCAAAATTAAATTTCTTTGCCCCAGTCGCTTGTACAATCTTTTGTATGTACATATCAAGAATGGTTTGTTCCTCTCCATAAAGAATAAGAAAATGTGGAATAACCTTGTATGATATACTTTTCATCAATTCTACCAGTTCCATTAAAATAGTCCTCCTTTTCGATTTTTCTTCACTACTTTTTCTTCTTTTACCCTAACTTTCCCGAGCCCAAGCATAGCCAATTTCATCAAATAATCTTTATCGTGGTCATTTAATTTTTCATAAAGGTCAAATCCGGTACTACCATCAAATCCACTCATGCAGTACCCATACTGTGTCATGTTTAATTCAATATCTTCCTGCATAGATACTAACTGCCGACACAGTTCATCATATTGTTTATCAGAAAGAACTGGATTGTCTAGTTCATAATAAGCTATGGAATTTATAATAATTTTCCTTTGAAGAAAATTAACACAATCCAGTTTATTCCATCTTCTCGGAAATTTCTGCATTATTTTTCTCCTTCATCTACGCAATATAAATTTGTGTAGCACAATCCAATAGCTTTTCGCTTAGGCTTATAGTCTCCCTGAATCTCTTATTACAAGATTGTAATAGCATTACCATAATTTCATCAAATGTCATTTTTTAATTCCTCCATAATCTTAATCAGCATCGATTCAATGCTGGCTTTTTTATTGATACTGCTTCTTTGCAATTCCTGTCTGCATGAACAGATATCTTTTATGATACATAAGGAAAGAGAACAGAACCCATAAGAATCATATAATTTCTGTTCAAATATCCTCATAAAAATCAAGCAATCTACCTTATCTTCGTCAGTCTTTTTAGCCTTTAACTGTGTAGTTGCTTTCAACAATTTAGTACCACTTTTAGACCTGAATGCTTCAAGTACCTCATCCACACATTTCTCTGCTTGCAATATCTTTTCCTTCGGCGTATTAAGGAGACCTATATTTGTACAATACTTTAAAAGAGTTTCATCCATTGTCACTTTTTGTAGATCTTGAATAGTATAAGGATCCATTTTAAGCACGGTTCCTCGGCTTCTAATCGTGCCTAACATATTATCTATATTCTGCACTGTCATGATAAAATAGGCGTTATTCGGCGGTTCCTCAACTACTTTAAGAAGTGCATTTTTTGCTGGAGCTGACATATCATCGGCATTTCTGAAAATATAACAAGTTGGCTCGGTAATTGTGTAAGCATTTTCTATTGTTTCCCTAACTTCTGAAATGCTATTCCCCATTATAATTCCTTTTGCGTTTATCATTCTTATAATTACTTTCGCAAGTGTCAATCTTCCACTACCAACATCCCCGGAAATAATAATGAATCTGGGTACTGACTTATTACATCTCCATTGAATAAGAGTATTTATATTATTTTTCTGTCCTATCATAAATCTAATCTCCTATTATCATTAAATTGTGCAAGAGCATTCTTTCTGATTCTTGATTTTGCAATTTCCGCATATTTATTTATATTTATTACTAAATACCCCATCATTTTTATTATTTCGTCTGTATCGTCTGTGACAGCAATTCTATTGAGTTCACCATCTATCATATCTCTAATGTTACGAGATTCATCGTACATATCTAATCCTCCTTTCCACAATAAATCAAAATTGATAATTCAATCAATGTCTTAGCATCATTTTCCCATTTAATCTGATTATTTAAAGAAACTACAAAGTCCATAATATCAAATAAACTATCATCAATAAGCTGTTCCAATTCATTTTCAAGTGTGTTGGGTAAGCTAATATAATTAAAATTTTTATACAAGGCATACTTTTCCACTTCCAAAACAAACTTCGCAAAGTCCTTCATAAACTGCTTTACATCTTTACCTGTATTATACACATTCTCAATAATTCTAACCGCTGATACTTTTACCTTTCCCTCTAATGCGGATAAAAATGTTATAAATGTGCTATAATCTTCACCGCCTATTGTTTTCAGTACATTTTCCAATGTCACATCATGAGATAATGAAAGGCATTTATCAAGCAATGTAATAGCATCTCTCATCCCACCGGATGAAACTTTTGCTATATATTCTAGTGCTTCGGGTCTGCGTAAAATATCCCCAATATCACGAAGATCTGGATCATCATAATCTTGGGAGTTTTCATGAATACAAATATCTTCCAGTCTTTTTACAATTCCTTCATTACTGATTTTCTGAAAATTGTATCTTTGCACTCTGGAAAGAATAGTTGCTGGAATTTTCTGTGGATCTGTTGTGCAAAAAATGAAAATAGTAAATTTTGGCGGCTCTTCAAGTGTCTTGAGTAATGCCTGCCATGCACCATTTGATAATGAATGGCACTCATCTACTATGAATATTTTATATTCTGCGTCAAGGGGTTTTCTCTTTGCGTCATCTATAATCTGACGGACATTATCTACTCCGCTATTACTTGCAGCATCAACTTCAATAGGATTTCCTTTTCCGTCATTTATCATATTTGCAAAAATTCTAGCACTTGTAGTTTTACCAGTCCCAGCTGGACCTGTAAACAAATACCCGTGCTGAAATGTTTTTGTTTTAATCTGGTTTTCCAAAATATCCTTAATTGCTGACTGTTCTGTCATGTCGTTGAATGACGTTGGTCGATACTTAATTGCTAATGCTGTTTTTGCCATTATAATCTTTCCTTTCTTTTCTATATTTTCTTTTTATCGCCGCCATATAAAATCTTGCTTCTTCTTCTGTAATAACCACTTCCTCCGTGTAGAATTTTGAATCACATTTCGTGCATATTCTCGTACGGAATACGTTCATCTCTACTTTTCTTGAATCTATAACCTTTGATAGATTGCTTGAACAAAATGGACACTCCATTATACTTTCAGCTCCTTGTATGCTAAATATTCTAAAAATTCGTTTTCTGAAATAACATAGAAGTTTTCTTGCTTATCGGGGTCAAAGGTAAACGCCAGAGCCCAGCGTTCTTTTCCTTGTTCAAAAGCCTGCTCTTTTATCTTCTCCAACCAATCTCTTTTTACCGAGAATGACTGCTTCTCTTTTGTTGGTGTCTTTGCTTCTATAAAGAATTTATCTGTATGCACATCACCCCCTCCGAACTTTGTTCCACCGGAGTTGCTCTGCACTCTTCCTCCAGTGACCTTTGCTATATATTTTTCTTGTTTGTCTGAAAAATATCTTGTACTCATCTTTTTTGCTCCTTTTCTTTGTCATCAAAAAACTTCATAGCCAACTTTGGTACACCATCTTCCCAATAGTTATTATTAAAAAGTATCTGGTCATTATACACAAACGCAACTAAATATTTAGTATTAGGATCATACTCCTTGGCAATAGCTTTTATTTCTTTCAATTTAGAAAGAATCATGTACTCACACCACTCCCTACTTCCTTTTTCGTAAGGGCAAGATTCAGTATAATCCTCGCCATCCACCTCTTTCACATCATAGTCTGATAATGGATGAACGTTTTGAGCAAAGTATTTATCAGGATCAAATACTCCTTTTTTATAGTGTGACAGTTCAACAAAATAAGATACACTCTTTTCCTCCAATGCTACCACTATTTCTCCGGGGTTCAAACAGTGAAACAAGTCCTTTATCACTTCATATTTCTTTCCTTTTACCAATTTCATAGCTATATCTCCTTCCATTCTTTTATTGCAGATTTAATAACCCAACCCGCCCAACTTATATCACTGGCTTTCAATTCCATATAATACATTCCTCTTGTTTCTTTTGTCACTTTTCCCTGCATAGTACATAAAGGCATCGGCTTTCCGTCATTCCATTTATCTTGAAAATCAAAAGTAGGTGTTGATGGTTCTGTCATATACTTCTTTACTGTGATTTTATATGACTTTCCTACTTCAATTTTCTTAACTGGTGGACATATATAATCTTCTGTACTTACTTCTTTTCTTTTCCCATAAAGGGTAAACTCAAACGGTTTACCCTCTTGAAAATCCATTTCAGAAAATCTTTTAATCTGCTTAAATATTTCTTTCATTTTTCAATCCTTTCAACCTGCTCTTGTGTGAAGAATGCGGAAGTCTTAATGAAATATCTTCCATTTGTCTTTTCTTCTTTTGTTCCATCTTCATTTTCAACTTCAACTTTCTTTGTTGACGGTTTCCAAACTGGAATTTTATGCTCTGATTTTTCTCCTTTCTTAACTTGATATCCTAATTTCTTCCATGTCTGATAAGTGTGCAGTACAATCTTATTAGAGTCTAAATTATTTAACTGCATATAGTTTAATATAATCGCTGTGTTTGTCATAATATGTATCCTCCTTGTTTTATGTATTTCTTAATTTGTAATTATATTGTAACACATAAAAATGTATTTGTCAATAGATTTTTTAAAATAAACTAAAAAAGATGGTTAGTTAAAAACTAACCATCTAGTAAAGGTAATCGTCCACCACCAATGAAATAAACACTTACATTATATGATTATTCTGCCATGTTGTCAAGTTCTTCATCTTCAAGTAAAGCTATAACCTGTGTGACTTTTCCGCTCTCAATCTTCAACGCATTTTCATTTCCATAGCAAATCTTGACAGTATCGTCCGGATTTGCCTGTAACTGTTCCTTCAACATTGGAATATCTACGCAACATACAAATGGTTCAAAGTCCTTGCTTTCTACATAATTGATGGTCTCTGTTGATGCGTCCTTTTTACTGTGGATATTGATACCCTTTCTTCCGAAAGTGAAATATGCTCCATTCTTGTCATATGGTTCGATGAATAATGCAAGTCTGTCCAGTACGGATAAAAGTAAATCCTTCGGAACTTTGCAGGAAGAAGTAAAAGCTTCATCAAGATAAGCGTTTACTTCATTTGATGGGAAATCTTCAATTCCTTCCATTAGACTTCCCTCTACAATCTGCGTATCCGTTGCAAATATGATTGTGGCGGGATCTGTAGTTACCTTGATATCTTCCTCGCTAAACAAAGACAGCAAAACCATTTGCTGTGCTGAAATAAGCATTGGAGGAAAATCTCCGGAAAACATTTTAAAATTATTGAACGCAATGACATTTGCGTCAGTACTGATAACCATATCTCCACAGTAATATCCGGTCAATGCAGGATTTTCTAATGTCTTTGCGAGTGCCGATTTATTGATATTATATGCCTGCATAACGCTTGAAAGTTTGGTTGAACATTGTACATTTTTATCATCTAATGGCTTAATATCCGGGAATGAGATAAGTCCTTCCTCATCTGAAATCAATGGAATCTTATAAGTTCCGTTGGCTTTGATTGATAAAACATCGTCAATAACCAATAATTCAATGTCCTCGGAAGTGATCTTTGAAATCAACTTTCCGAACTTGTCAGCATCAACCGTGATATCCATATCCACGCCGGAGACCTTGTCAATGATAATACAAAGTGTATTTGTCATGTCCGTTGTAAGCAACCGTAACTTTCCATCTGATAATTTAATACCAATCATGGATGTAATAGGGATAAGATTATTAAATCCCGCTCCTTTGATTGCTTTGTTTACTGCTTCTTTCATTCTGCTTGTTACTACTTTCATTTTTTAATCCTCCTTAAAATAATCCTTTTTTATAAAGACTGTTAAATGGCACACTTGCTATATTTTTACAAGCCTGCTCATAATAACTCTTTTTTAGTTCAATACCCATTGCACGTCTGCCCATTTCTATTGCCTTATAACATTCTGAACCAATTCCAAGAAATGGAGTAAATACTATATCATTTGGATTCGTCCAAAGTTCAATAGCTCTTTCTATAACCGGTAACTGTAAAGGGCATATATGCTTTTCGTCCTTTTCTTCTCTAGCACTTCTAGCTTGCAAAGTATCACTAGGATTTATATCCATCCATATTGGGCTTGCATAATTCTGCCACTTGCTGACTGGGAATGATTCATTATTATGCTCACAGCGTTCTGGATTATCTCCTGGCTTTCTCATTGTTACAAGATAATCTGGAATACCTTGTCTACTCATACAACTATCTTTTTTCAACTGCTTATGCAATAATCCAAGTGCCTTTGTTCTCTGCATTGCGATTACTGGGTCTTTCCAAATACAAACTTCTGAATGATAGATAAATCCACTATCCTGAAATAACTTTATAAGAAGTCCTCTGAAATCTTCAATTCCTATAAATCCATCTCTTTCCTTGCTTGTAGGCAAATTCATACAATGGAAACTTACTAATCTTCCCGGCATTGTGATTCTGTATAATTCAGAAACTATGAATTTGAAATGCTCATAAAATTCTGTTGTTGTTCTGCAATTTCCTAAATCTCTGTCACTATTTGAATAAGTATAAAGACTTGCAAAAGGCGGGGAGAATATAGAAAAGTGAATACTATTATCAGGTATTCCTTTCATAATCTCGCAACTATCCCCATTATATAAAGCGTATTTATCTGTAATTAACTGATTTTCAACATTTACTGCACTTTGTCCTTTCATTCCATTTCCTCCCATTCTGGTAGTTTCATTTTTATTTCTGCCTCATATTCATCAGTCATTCTTGTGGTGTTCTTTATTTCATCTTCAAGATATTTTGATGCAATTTCAACCATTTTTTTATTCATTTCATCAGCAAGTCTGCCCTTTTCAAGAATGTTATTATAAACAGGTAATTCTCTTGTACTTATAACAATGTACACATTTACCTCTTTTGTCTGACCGAATCTGTAACATCTTCTTATAGCTTGATAGTATTTTTCATAACTATCTGAAATTCCACAAAATATAATATTGTTACAATTCTGCCAATTCATACCAAATCCTGCAATTTTAGGCTTACTTACAAGGAACTTTATATCACCGGTTGAAAATCCTAATAATGATTTTTCTTTGTGTTCGTTTGTATCAGAGCCAGCAACCTGTACAGCGTTTGGAATTGCTTTTTCAAGTGCATTTCCTTCATCATTAAAATCACACCAAATCAAGCAATTTTCCATATTGTGAGATTTTATAAGTTCTGCACACTTTGATACTCTTTTATAAAGACTTTCTTTTCTTGCTTCTCGTCTGTCTTGTAAATCTGTTACAACACTAGGAATCAGCTTTCCTCTCTTTGTTTCTCCAGCTACTTTTACAACCTGAACATTCAAAGCAGGCAATTTATATTTATCACCATTATAGCCTATATCTTCTGGAGTTTTCATAACGCTTGCCCAGCTTGATACCCAATGCCAGAATTGTTCTTCTGCGTGACCTTTCAATCTCCATTTACTTGTATTTCCACCATCATGTACAAAATAAGTAGCAAGCATTTCTGTTCTTGTCATTACTCCTAAAAACTCTGAATGATTACCTAATTCCTCATAATCATTTGGAGCTGGAGTAGCAGAACAAGCAAGTTTATATTCTGTTGCCTTAAACTTTTCAATCAATGCTTTTGTAGTCTTGCCGGAAAATGATTTAAGTATTGAGCTTTCATCAAGAACTATGCCGATAAATTCATCAGCATTAAAATGTTCTAACATTTCATAGTTAGTTATATTGATGCCTTCTTTTACATCTTCCTGCGTTCTACAAATATTTACATCAATATTGAACTTCTCTCCTTCTCTTTTTGTCTGCACTGAAACAGCAAGTGGGGCAAGTATAAGTACATTTTTTCCAGTATGCTTATACACTTCATCCGCCCATGATAACTGGCATATAGTTTTTCCAAGTCCTGTATCAAGAAACAATGCAGATTTCCCTCTTTTAAGTGCTATCTTCACAATAGCTCTTTGAAAATCAAATAGATTTTCGTTTGATGGTTCACAATCAAAACCGCAAGGCTTGAATTGCTCTATTTTTGTTTTTAGAAATTCATCATAATTCAATGTCTTTCTCCTTTCTGTTTATTTCTCTTATATTGTAATACATAAAATATAAAAAGTCAATTACTTTTCAAAAATTATTTTATAATTATTTTCTACTGCATAATTATATTCTAATCTTGCTCCTTCACTATCTTCCCAACCTTTCAACATATAAATAGCATTGCACATTTTAAGCATTGTCATTGACATTTGCATATATTCTTTCCATGTAGTTTCTATTGGAAGTTGTGCATTTACTTTAGCTGGATTGATTACTATATAATTTGATAGAACTTTTTCTGCTCTCTCAAATCTATGTAAATAATCTATTGTTCCTGTTATTTTACCTGATATATAAACCTTTATCATTCAGCATCCTCTAATTTTTTAATTTTTTTCATTATTATATTTGTCAATGGGCAAATCATAACTTCATAACCAGTTTTACAGATAATATTCATCATAATCATAGGGAAAATTTCAGAAAATGGCATTGTTCCTAAAAATGCTATCATAACAAATAGTGTTGAATCTACACATTCTCCCACTAATGATGATAATATAGCTCTCCCAATAAATCCCTTTGAATCTGAATGATTTTTTTTCATCTTCTTAAATATAATATCGTTTATAAAATCTCCACACTGATAAGAAATAGCACTTGCAAGAACAATTCTAAAAGAACCACATAATGCTAATTCAAAATGCGAACCATCAAACCAAATAGGGTGAGGTAATTTACAAGCCAAGATTATAAGCAATGAAAATATTAAATTCAATGTTACTGCCATCCATGTGACACGTCTTGACCATTTGTAACCATATACTTCTGAAAAAATATCGGATAATATATAGGTTATTGGAAATAAAAATATGCCTGCATCTAAACTCCACTTATACACTTGTAAAGTTTCATTTGCTAAGACATTACTCATAATAACACATGATACAAATACCACGCATAGGGTTAATAAGATACTTGATACTTTTTTGTTGTTCATTTTTTACAACACTCCTTTATTTTTAATATTTAGTATAAAGGTGCTGGGTGTCAGAAGCTTACAAAACAGCACCTTATAACCAATTTAAAATAATGACTTCTTATGAACTGTAACAGGCTTATACTCATAATTATCTGCCCAGTCCTTAAGATAATTTATATTAAATTTTGCCCTTGTACCAAAGTCAGTGTATAACATATCATAATCAATCCCATATTTCAAGCATTCAGACTTCACATACTCCTTAACCGTTGAGGGCATATATTCAATATGTTTTTTATCTTTAAGCTGTTCAGAACTTATTACTATTGTTCCAAATCTTGTCATTATGCTACCAAATGCCGCGAACATTTTCCATGATGTACTGTCAGCAGATGTATAAGGATACCTCTCTAATATAGATAGATTTGTCATACCGAATGCGTGAGTTTTTACATTTGGGTTTGAGCTATGTTTTATGATATAAAAACTTCTTGCAATAAAATCTTCCTTATCCGCTTGTGACCTATCATTACTAGGTGATATACCAATATATGCTATTGGTGTACCATCTGAATGTCTATATTCAAGCATTTTTTTCAAATGTTCAAAACTTTCCTCTTGGTGAAATATAGGAATCAATTTATCCCTCGATTTTAATTTGTCTTTCATATACAGATAATTTTCCCAACTTTTAATAGGAGATTCTTCAATTTCTTTTTGTGTTCTTACTCTACCAAATGTGCCTGGAATACAATCCACTTGGGCACATATTGTTATTTTATCGTCAAGATTATTTATATAATCAATATATCCATCTACGTCAACAGATATTCCTTTTGTCCATGATGTAAATGCACCTGAATCTATAAATAACTTTGATGGATTCCTTCTCGTTTTCATTTCAATACATCTCTTTATGGATGATTTTTCAAGCTGAGTGAATAATCGGTTACAATGCTTTTTCTCCAACAATAACTCCATATCTTTGTTTCCGCTTGATGCAAAATATAAATCGAATGGCATTAAAATAACCTCTTATTACTTGTATTAAGTATATCTACATCCAACATTGACATATAATTATTTGGTGTCATTTTCTTTATATATGCTATTATTTCCGGCAATCTTGTGTCTATTTTTAAATCGTCACATACCCTTTGTAAATGATATAATTTTGACAACTTAAAATCTATCCTTGTTTTATCAAATTTTGCTGGACATTTTAATGCCCAATTTCTACCATATTCTGCAACTCCTAATGAAAGATGTTTAGTTTTTCTATTAAAGAAAAATCTTAAATGTGGCATATCACAAGTTATACTAACGACAGGATGAATTCCACACACAAATACTGTTTCCGATTTCTGAACTAACCATCTACACCTATCTAAATTACCTCTATCCGGAATATCTTTATAGTTATGTTTTTTATCCACTTTATATATAGGAATATCATTTCCATTTATATTTACAATTATTTCCTGTATTTCATCTTTCAGTAGTTCTGGTATAGATGTATCAAGATTCCATTTTTCATACTCTGCATAATCAATATCCACTATACCTTTCATTTCAGATGCAGTGAATATATTAGCTTCATTTATACAACACTTTCCGCACATATCACAACTGTCCGATAGTAAAAAATTCTTGTTCAATTTTATAGATACTGCTTGATTATCATATACCGTACCATCAATAACTACTGGAGCCCTCGCAATGGGCTCCACATATTGCATTATTTTTGATATATTATTAACGCTCATAGATAAGCTCCTCCAATCTTCTAATATCTTCATATGGAATGGTTACTTTAACAGGTAAATAATATTTATAATCATTCTTTACTACATTATATCCTGTTGTGTCAGTTTCTTTTCTGACATAAACACATATTGACTTTCTTTGTGGATAAATTTCAGCCACAGTCTTTTTATCTTTTTTAATTTTATAACAGTTTACACTATCATAATATTTACTATTACTTATAAAACAATCCGGAAGAATAAAGGTATGTTTAATATTTTCTTTTTTTGACGTTTCCTTTTTAGTGGGATGTTCTTTTTCAAAAGCTACAATCTTATCAATAGCCTTTGCCTTTGATTCTTTTAATCCAGTTCTTTCCTTGTTACAGTTTACCTTCACTCCTAACTTGTCAGCGTATGCAATTAACTCTGAACCCTTCATTGATTCTAATTTTTCTATGCTCATAATATGTGCCCTCCTTGTTTTATGTATTTCTTAATTTGTAATTATATTGTAACACATAAAAATGTATTTGTCAATAGGTTTTTCAAATTTGTTTAATTTATTTCCACGCTTTCTCCGTACCAATTTTTCGTGAAATCAACATCACACTTGAACGGAAGTTTAATCAAATGACTAGGTGCTGTTCTCATAAGGTATGAAAGTCTTTCCCCTGCCTCCTTTGAATTTTCAATCGGGCATTCTCCTATCACTTCATCATGCACCTGAATGAGCAAATGAAAATCAAGTTCCTTCATTCTTTCATCATTGTTTATAGCAATCATAGCCAACTTTGTTATATCCGCCGCTGAACCTTGAACTCTTGCATTTACGCACTGTCTTTCTGCTTGTGCTATAAATCCACAATTATCTTTAATCTTAATTCCTTGTGATAAAGCATTTTGTATAATTGCATTTTTCTTTTGCCAACCAAATGCCTTGTCTAACTGCTTGATGTAGTTTTCTTTTGTCTTCTTAGGAACTTCTAAAGATACAGCCTTTCCAAATGCTAACGGGTCAAAGTTAGTAACATTTCCACTATATGAGAACTCATAAGGTTCTAATTGCATATCAGTTAGATGTCTTCTTCTACCCCATGCAGTAGTTACATAGCCTTTATTCCTTGCCATTTCTTGTGAATCTTCGATGAATTGACCAAGCTCAGGGAATGAATCTATAACTTTATCATATATTGCTTGTGCTTCTTTTGTTGAAACTCCAAGCTGTTCTGCAATAGATGGAATTTGTCTACCATACAAAATTCCAAGAACTATGCTTTTGGCTTGTGTTCTTCTTTCCTTTCCGGCTGGATTTACTGTACCATCTTCTCTAAACTCTTTACATTCTTCATATGGTTTGTGAAATGCAAGGGCGGCAATAGTTGCATATATGTCTTTTCCATTTATAAATGCTTCCTGCATTTTTTTATCGTTAGATAAATGAGCTGTTACCATTGGCTCCTGTTGACTAAAATCCGACCCTATAAGCACATACCCATCCTGAGCCTTAAACATCTGTCTAATCTCTTTGTTGTGTGATGGGATATTCTGTAAATTCTCAAAAATTTCTTTTTGTGGACTATATCTTCGATAACCCTCAGAATAACTTTCCTGAGCGATTATTGTTCAGCGTTTCGGGTTTTGTATTCCCTACTCCATTTTTGGATAGTCTCTGCACCTTGCACATTCTATTCTGAAGTTGATGGAGCTTTGTGTGAGCTCCCATTGAAAGTAAACATAAATTAGAAATATCATTATTTTTCTTATTTCCATCTATATGATGTACACAAAATCCTTTCGGAATTTCAGTAATTCCAAGATGTTCACAGATAACTGCATGATGTAAGAAAATGTGTTTACTATTTTTTCTTCCTGTATACCAGTCAGGTTTTAAAATCATGCTATACCCATTTCCGTCATCAATAATTCCTTTATAATTATGATGATTTTCTCTGAATTTTCCTTTCATTGGGTTATTGTAACCAATCTTGCTTTTTGCATACATTTTAGATTTTCTTCTATCAATATCATACTGAGAAAAGTTATCTTTCAATATTTTTTGCATTTCCCAATATTCAATTTTCGCTTCTTTACAAATATCCTGTAAAGATGTCATTGTATTCTCAAATAAGTTGCACACCAAATTTACTGTTTCCTCTGAAATAGGCTGATTAGCGGATTTATTTATCTTTTCCGTATGAAAAGGTTTTATATCATTCTCTCGCATAACTCTATTAAGAGTATCTAACTTAATTGTAAATCTATTACAAGTCTCTTTTTTTGTGTGCCCTTCTTGTATATAATTTCTAATACTGTTTACTGTTTCTTCATTGAATTGAATTTTTCTCATAATACATACCTCCTAAGATAACTTTATGAGTGCCTTGGCTCAGGGTTATGCAAATGCCCTTCCCTGAATTAACTGAATTTTACGACCCCAATTTGATATTATCCGTCTAGGGTCCTGTGAACTAAATCTACCAGTTTTTGCACCATATTGATTATAACTTGCATGTACTCGACCATCATCTAAAGCAATTTCCGGCATTTTATCAATATATGTTCCTAATAGCTTTTCCACATTTCTCATGCCTAAAATTGCTTCACATAGATTCTTTTCTTTCCCTTGTGCAAAATGTTTGAGGATATCCTCACCAGTTCCTCTCGGTTTATTCTTATCAGGGCTTGTCAATCCTAATATATCATAGAAAAGAATCGCAAGCTGAGTTGGGCTTGATAATGATATAGGGTCTGATAACTTATTATTAGGATTTTTCATCTTGTAGTTATCAATTTCATTCTGATACATTGCTATTGCTTCATCGGCTTGTTTCTGTCTTTCTTCTCTTATCTTATGATATTTTTCGTGTAGATTTTTACAAACACCAAAATCCAAACATACACCTCTATCTTCCATATCTGCTACAACTGGAATCAGAGGCATTTCTATATTCCAAAATACGTTATATGGACCAGAAAGAACTCTTCTGTTTAATAAAGTTTTTTGGTACTCATATAATTCATAGGTCTTTATAGCATCGCCTGCCGCATATAAATATCCTGTTGAGATTGGAATATTATCAAAAGTTACTCCATTAAATAACGTATCAAAGGTCAATGATTCTGTATCTTTGCTATTGCAATATTTAAGGTGCAAGTCTTTCAATCTGTGACTTTCCTCTTCGTCTATACAGTATGCCGCTAACATTGTGTCCCAGTATGGTTTAAAATCTATTCCAAGTGTCTTTCTACATACCCTTATATCGTATTTTGCATTATGAAAAATCCATCTAATATCCTTGTGAAACTCTTTCATAATCTTTGATACTGTCTGTTCATCTAACTGGTCTTTAGTTCTAACACCTGTAATATAAGATTTATGATTGATTGGAATATATGCCGCTTTTTGTCCGGGTGTATAAATACATCCACCAACTATATCTACAAGTAATGGATTTAATCCTGTTGTCTCCGTATCTAATGCACCTTCTCCAACTTGCTTCATTTCTTTCATATATTCATATAATTGGTCAGGTTCCCTAATAAGAATATAATCATCTTTATGAATTGCTAATTTCTGATTAGCAATAGCAACTATAGATTGTATCTGAGCGGCAAGATTATTTCCGCCGCTCCTAATACTTGTTCTATTTGTTACTGTTTTAGATTTTTTGATTATATTCTTATCATTGCTTTTTGGTCTTGCAAATGATAATGCCATATAATCCTCCTTACATACCAGCTCGTCTGCTTGTTGCTCTGCTTTCTCCTCTTCTTGATGGAAGCGGTTCCGTGTTTCTGCGTCTTACCTGTGTTGTGTCTTCATTGTTGTTATTACCCGAATCCGGAAAACTTCCTGTATCAAGATATTCCTGCATTTCATCAGCTGACTTATCCATGATATATCTGCCTAAAAACTCCGGCTTTTCATACTGTGAAATATCCATCGCCTCTGATGGAGAAATCTGAATATCATAAGTTGTCTTTTTATCTCCTTTTTTGCCGTTTCTAATAATGTCAACTGGCTTCATTGTCATATCTCCCCAACGATTAACAAAATTCTTAATCTTTGGAATAAATGTCTTTCCACGATTCCAAATCTTAATCTTTCCGTCCTGCTGGTCAACCATTGCAAGCATCATGATTACTCTGTTTTTCAACCCTGCCTGACAGAACGGGCATACATCTAATGGATCATCGTAGTTTCTTAAACATGATACCGGTCTTGTCTTAGGATTTCCATTGTCGTACTTTCCTACTTCAACCTCATGACAGTTAAAGATATCAACATCTTCCATATCATGTACCAATAATTGCACTGTTGCACAACCTCCATCATTTTCAAGCTTCAAAAACTCAGTGTCTGAATTGTTCCCATACTTGTCTACTTCATCATAATTGATTCTACCCATAATTCTTTTTCCTTTCTTAAATGTTTTAGTTGTTTTAGTTTTTGATCAAACAACCACAGAATGACCATGATAGACCCATTAACACATGCTATCTATCTTCCAACTTCTAAGGATTTTATCGAAAAACCGGCTTTGCATTCATAACGTTCTTTTTCTTGGATTTATAGGTCAGCAAGAAAAGAAAAAAGAATTTGACCTCGTGGAAGATGTAGGACTCGAACCTACGACTTTCCGGTTATGAGCCGGATGTTCTCACCAACTGAACTAATCTTCCTTAATGTGAGGGAAGACATAGGTTCTTCCCTCATGGTAAATTTTTCAGAACAGTATTCCCAGCTTTATTCCTGTTTATCTTAAGATACCCCAATGAACGCATTTCTAATATCCGGTCCTTTACTTTTTTGTCTGCCAGGGTATCACAGCCCTAGTTGGAATCGAACCAACAAATGCAGGAATCAAAGTCCTGTGCCTTACCTTTTGGCGATAGGGCTATATTAGTGTTTATATGTGTTATCGCTTCACATTGTTTTTATTCTATTGTCATTGCATTGATTGAATAGAATATTGAATAGTATATTTTCTGTCGTAATAGAAATTCTTCGACAGATAACTTATTATGCAATTTAAGTATTTCACATCTTTCGTACCACTTATTCAATTCTTTGTGCATTCTTGACTGCATATTTTTAGTACCCTCTAAAATAAAAAGTACCTTTCCATCATTTACTCTCATTTCATATCCATCGGACATGATTTCCTCTGCCTGTTTTACTAACATTGTTATTTTTGCTTTTGCTGTCATAATATGTATCCTCCTTGTTTTATGTATTTTGTAAGAAATAAAGGTTACCTTTCGCAACTATTCGACTTTGACTTTCTTTGAAAGTCTTTCGCCCATTGAGTATTCTGTTTTATCCTTTATTTCTTAACTTTGATTATATTGTAACACATAAAAATAGAAATGTCAATAGGTTTTTTGAATTTTTTAAAAAATTATTTTGCATTTCAAAAATTCTTCTTGCAAGTCGTTTATATCCCTATTATCTTGATATACAAGTTCTTTTATAATTTTTCCATGTACATTCTTTCTAAATCTTTCTGTTGCTTTTCTTCCTGCCTCGTCTGGGTCAAATGCAAGTATATATTCCCGCACTGGTAACTTATTCAATATTTCATATTGCTTTTGATTTCCTGTTCCTATCATAGCCATAGCAGGCTTATCATATTTCCAGCAAGTCAGGCAGTTCAAGAATGATTCAGTGATGTAAGCTGTTCTATATACTCCAGACGTAAATCTATATCCTTGATATATTGGTTTATCTTCTCCTTTTGGCAACCGGAAAAACTTGTTTTTAACACTTCGGCTTGCAATAAATCTAACTGTACCATACAAATCTGCAACTGGGAATGTAATCTCGTTTCTTGCTTTGTCATATCCTATATCAAACCTTTCTATAATTTCATCAGTCAATCCTCTTTCATACATATAAGGATGTATATATCTATATTTGTCTAGTTCTTCATCACTAATATAAGTATTATCAATAGGATTATTATTGAGATTATCCAGCCTATTGATATTCCTATCATTAAGCCTATTATTCCGTTCATTAAATCCCTCCATTATATTTGGTCTTGTTTCAATTTCTACTGTATTAAATCTTTTTATTAGCCATCTTTTTCCAAACTTTCCATCATCTTGATATCCATATAATTCGGATATCATTTCCTCTATTGTACCTGCCCAACCGCAGGCAAAGCAGTGACATTTATCAATTTCTCCATTCACACCGAAAGATGGCTTTCGTTCTTGTCCATTCTTGTGGAAAGGACAATTCGTTTGAATATTATCTCCGTTGTTTCTGAAGATATGAAATCTATCTACTCCGTGTTGTGCAAGGTAAAATTTAAGCATATCTAAAACTGATTGAGTATCAGATTGTATGATTGTATCTTGTAATTTAATCATTTTAGATTCACCTCAATTATTGGCTTAATCGTTCCATCAATTTCAGTTATGGCGAGTTTTTCTCCTGTTATCAACGTATATCCATTTTTTACAATTTGTTCCTCTTTTGTAGGGTCAAGCCAACATACAATATCTGCATTTTCATCTAAAATCATATATTCCATCTAATATTCCTCACTTTCTTTGCTAATGATATCTTGTAGTTTTATCAAAGTTTATGTCTCCTTTAACTGTTTTTTAATTGTGTAAATCGCATCATTGTACCAAGGATATAATCTACCTTTATTTTTATTATCTCTAGTATCTTTAATTCTGAATAGGTCTGTACCTAATCCATCTGCACAATCTTCTGATAAATAGACAATACCTTCACCTGATAATGAAAAATGTTTACATCTAAAATGAACAATATCTCCTACACTTATTTCAATTCCATTTTTATCATATTTTCCTGTTTTCATTTAATATTCCTCGCTTTCTTTATCGTGGTATCTACGTCTTAAATCTTCACTCTTTTCTTCATCTTCTTTTCCTTTTGCAGGTTGTGGGATATAATCAAAAGTACCTCTATCCGTATCCCAAGCATAAACCCATTTTATTCCAACTTTTGAATTTCTTGCTTTTACGTCTTGTATCTGCAAGCCTTCTTCTTTTTGCTGAATTGAAAGAACAATTGAGGCATTATAAGCAATTCCATCAGAATCCCTTATGTTCTCAAGCTGTAAATCTTCATTTATTGTTCCTTCCCTGTTTGACTGCACAACTACTAGCACTGGGATTTTTAAATCAATGCTTAATTGCATTAAATCTTCTGATATGTTCGTTAACTGTATGGTCTTATTATCTCCCCTTTTTCCTCGTTCATCCTGCAGATAAGATATACCATCTATTGCAAGAATATCCAATTTATTTAATTCACACCAGCTTTTCAATTTTGAAACAGTTACTTTCTTTTGAAAATCTCTAGGGTGTGCAACATAGAACGGAGTACCATCATCAGCTAATTTGTTTATATATTTCTCATAACCCTGCACATCTTCTCCACGATATAATGCTTGTGAAGATATATGCTGATGTACGGTATCGAATCTATATCCTGTTTTACTTGCTGACATTTCAGGCTCTAACAGTCCTACTCTTGCATGATATACTTTCCATGCGTGTTCCAACATTTTTATGAGTACCCACGATTTTCCTTGTCCTGTTCTTGCAAATAACACCACAAGTTCCTCGCCTTTGTGCCAGCCTCCTAAATCATCGTCAATTTCTTCAAATCCGCTTGCTATAAAGTGCGTGTCTTGATTATCTTTTGTTTCTTTCCACTCATCAAGTCTTTCCTTTGCTTGTGAGATAATGTCAGTACCTTTTACTGCCCCATCAATTTTTAATTCCGGCAATTTTGCTTTAAGATAATCTACTGCCGAATATGCATCTGTCTGTAATAGTTCTGCCATCTTTGTAAGAACTGGAACAGACTGGGAATATAAATATTCTTCTCTGAATGTATTCACAAGATATTCAGTGCTTTCTGATACGTTTACTACATCAAAATCCTGAAACTTTGCTATGAATGTTTCCAAATCTGGAACATTTCCATATTCCTGCTTGTGTTCCATTATGTAATCATATTCTTCTTGATATTGATTAAAATAATCTCTTGTTATGTCATTCAAGTCTAAAAGAGAAGTATTTTTATCTTTTAGAACTCTGTTCAAAATCTGTAATTCTACCATCAGTATTTACCTCTCTTATCTTCCTCTAAAAATTCTATACACTCTGAACAATTATATATCCGGCTTGCAAGTCTTACACCCAATACATCTTCAAGCTGTCCTTTGTTCTTATTGCTTGTGTAGATATTGCTTTTCTTTGAATTGATTCTATCATCAATATACTGGAATAATATCTGGTGCTCATAGTCACTTGCTTTCATTTCTCCGATATCATCCCAGATAACCAAATCTACCTCGCTAATAAGATTACATAATTCTTCAAAGCCTTTTACATCTTGTGAAATGGAACGCTTGCAATTATATAAGAATTTTGGCACACTTACAAACAACGCCTTGCAATCAAAACAACTCTTATGCCATATCTTGTCAAAATAAGAATACATCAATCTAATAGCCCACGTTGTCTTGCCATTTCCACAGTTTTCTGAATAGATGTATAAATTATTGCCTGCTTCAATAAAATTCAAAATCGCATCTGATTTTGCTTGTAGTTTCTTATAAACTGACAAATCTTTTTCGTGACATATCAGCTCTTTATAATCCCACAAAGCTTCCGGAAGATTAGATTGCTTGAATAATGAATACATCAGCTTATATCGTATGCAGTTTTCTGAACATTGCTCTGTGCAGATTCTTTTATACCAGCAATTCTGTATATTCATTGTTTCCTTCCTTTCGCTTTAAAACATTTTGGCATTGAACAAGTGAGTTATAAGTGACTATGCTATTATCTATGTGTGATTTTAGCTTAACCATTGTATCATCCATATCCCAGCTTGTTCTTGCCATCCAGTACCCTTGTTCTGGTGTAGCACATATTGGGTAGCCGTCATCTCTTAACTTCTGCACTAGTAGACGAACGTCTCTTGCACTTATGCCAAGGTAATCTGCTATTTTAGTGGAGCTGAGTCTTGTAGGTTCATCAGTTATACACCCCAAAACCAATTCTTTCAGATACTTCTCATCTTTAGCCTTATATGATCCTTTATATGCCATTTTATATTCCTCCTTTAAAAATGATGAAGTGATGGGTCATTTCTTTTTACTGCTTCTATAAATTCTTGTCTCTTTTCTTCTGCTTCTTCCATTTGTTCATGTGTTCTCCATGCTAGTTCCTTTGAACATTTACCGGTTCCATTATATGAATTGTTTTTATTCTGTAACCATTCCGGGTCTATATTCATGTATCCATTATCAAGCGATAGCTGAATAGCCTTTATCTGAGTTTTTGTATTTACTTTTGCCAGTTTCGTTAAAATTGCATTTACTTTATCATCTGTAACCATTTTATGGTTTTCTAAAAGATTTCTAAAAAATCTACTTAAAAGTTCTATAACTTCATCTTCTAAATCATACTCTAAACATTTCTTTTCTATAGATTCTATTTTAATATCAATCTTAGATTTCTTTTTAGAATTTTTCTTATCTATATTATCTTCTATAGTTTTATTTCTATTGTTTTTATCTATATTATTATTACAACTCTGTTGTATACCCCCATGTAACTCTGTTGTATACCCTGTACAACTCTGTTGTATACCCTGTACAACTCTGTTGTATGGTGTACAACTGTAAGAACAATATTTTACTCCATTCTTAATCGTTGATTTTTTAGATATAAGCTTATCATCAATAAGTTTCTTCAAATTTTTCTGTATACCATTTTTAGTGCTATTACACCACTTAGCCAAATAAGATAAACTTCCTGTAAACTCTGATTCATTGTCTTGTGAAAATCCATATATAATGGCATACACCAATAAGTCATTTCCCTTTAATTTTAATTCTTCCACCATCCAGCCTTGTATGCTTATATATTTGTCATTTAATGATTGCATAAGAAATCTCCTCTCAATTAAAAAATCCTTGCTATATGTCGGTGTACCTCTAAGATTTCAAGTTGCGGACATGAAATACAGAATGGTTGTTGTGTACAAAGGTACACCCACATATAACAAGGATTATTGTTATTTTTATTAAATTAGTTATTTCACATCCGCAACTATATTATAACACAACTTAATTAGAATTACAACATATATTTCTAATTCATGTTGTTTAATTCTTCAATCTGTGAATCTACTTCGGCATTTAACTTCGCCCAAAGCTTCTCTCTTGCTTCCTGCACATCTTCGATTCTTGATACATCCCACTCCTCTTCTGCAATGAATTTGAAGTAGTTATCTCCTTTCTTAATGGTTGCACCTGATGTATAGCGAATTGATGTAACTTTAATACCATCTGTAGATACATTCTCAGTGAAGTTATGCTCTTCACTAACTTTGCTTACCTCATTTTTGTTAATCGTTGCTTTGTTTTTATCTTCGATTTTCGTTTCTTTTGTTGCAGATGTATTATTGTTAATCTTTTTAGGTTTAGTCGGTTTTTCTTCTGTTTTTTCTTCATTCTTCGTTGCTGTTACTGGTTCATTCATAATAGGCTCTGATGTGTCTTTTACATCTTTTGAATTTGTAGTTTCAACATCTTCCTCACCAGCCTCATATCCGGCACATTCTGTACATGAGATAGAATTACCGTCTACTTGCATTGTAATTCCATCACAACTCTTGCAGTATTCATCATTTACATCTCCAGCCCATTTACATTTCATCATTTTTAAATCCTCCTATTTTTTAGACTTTTATTTTTTCTTTTTCCACAAATAACCACATTCCTGACATACATAAGTGGTTTCTTTTATAATCTTTTCTTTTCGCCTTCTTACAAGCATCCATATCAACCATAAGCCTCCTGTCAAGCAAATCATCAGTAAATTCCATATAAAACTTCTGCTTTTTGATTTGGCATAACAGCAAGTGCTTATAGAAATATGAGTACCTCCGCATTTTTTACAAGTCATTTACCTAACCTCTCTTTGAATTTTTTAGATAATTCCTTCCGCTGTTCCTCTGTGAGTTCTCTTTTAATTATTGACAATTTTAATGATTTTATTGGCAATTTACAAAGTATCGTACCATCATCATTTCTAGCCAATATTTTTACTTTTTCAGGGTGCTTCTTCTGTAAGTTTTCAACTTTTTTTATGAATTTTGGTTGGGAAAATGTGCAGGTAATGGTATGCTGACCTGTAAGCCACTCAATGCAATTTTATGGGTTCTCCATATTAATCCTCCTTTTTCTTAGTCGCTCTCAGTGTATAAGTTTCTTGCACCATTTTAGCTTTGGCAAGTTTTGCAACGTCAAAATCACCGTTATAGACAAGCTTTTCGAGTGCATCTTCATCAATATACTCTTTCTGCTTAATAACAGATGCCAACAACGCCCCGTCAAGATTTTCTTTAATAATCTCAATGGCTAAATCTTCATTCAGTTTTTGCTTAACGGTTTTAGACATTGTTACGCTGTATTTCTCTCCATTTGCTTTCGTCATTTCGTTATCAAGCATATACTGCTTGATATCTTTACTCATACTGTCATTTGCCTTTTTCAAAGCATTTTCTTTATCTTTGGATTCTTTGTATTCGTCTATAGCTTTAGACAAATCAAATTCAGGCTTTCCATCTCTTCTACTCATTATTATCCTCCATTTTCTTTTTGAATTGCTTTCCAACATTCAAGATTTTAGATCCACGTTGTCCCCATTGATAAGTGGCATTAAATTCCGCCATAGCTCCCCTATAAATAGTCCGAAGATCAGTCTGGAACTTATGAAGTTCCTGTATTTGTTCCATTGTGAAGAACATTGTTCCATTTCCAGATATTTCAGGCTCTGGCAATTTTAAGCCTATAGGCTTACGGTAATCAGCAGAATGATACCATTTATACCAACGCTTTAGAGTGTTGGTAGATATATCTAGTATCTGTGCCGCTCGGGCAGTCGAAAATTTCTCTATCAAGTTTTATCACCTCCTTTCAATATGTACCAAATTATACCAAATCATACATGAAGCAATGGTCTTTGAAGATTTCAACGCATTTGTTGTAATCTTTTTCAAATGCAGTTTCAAAATGATTCATGAAACCGTCATTTCCAACTTCATAAGACTCCAAACAAGATTTTGGAATCCATGTGCATTTTCTGCTTGCTCCACAAACCTGGACCATCGCATATACTGCTTTTTCACTTTCTTTCATAATGGCTACTAACCAGCCACTGCACATATCAAATCCGTTTTCTTTTGCAAATTTGTTTGCAAACCATTCATTCATTTCATAACTCTTACCTTTTTCCAACATAATAATCACCTTTTAACCTTTCTATGTATTTCTTTATTATGTTTTTATTGTAACACATAAAAGTGAGAATGTCAACACTTTTATGTAAACTTTTTCAAAAAAATTTCCCACACCTATTAAGATGTGGGAGTGTTGATTACGAAAGCAGATAGTTAATATCATCAATGCTAATCTTTCCATCAACTAACGCATCTGCAATCTGTCCTTTCTTTTCCACCAGTTCTTCTATACGTTCATCAATGGTATTTTTACAAACCAAAGTGATTATATTTACCGTTCCTTTTGTTCCAATTCTGTGAGCTCTATCTTCTGCTTGTGCTTTCAAAGCCATATTCCAAGGCGAATCTAAAAAGATAACATTCTGAGCGGCGGTCAATGTAAGCCCTGTCCCCATTGCTCCGATTGTTCCTATAATCACTTTGCATTTATCGTCATTTTGAAATCTTTCAACTTCTCGCATTCTTTCATCTGCTTTTGTTGCTCCAGTGATATAAGCAGGATTATAAGATTTTAACTTTTCTCTTGCTACTTCTGTCATGCTTTCCCAGTTGCTAAAAATGATTGCTTTCTGCCCGCTTGCTACAATCTCATGTACAAGCTCAACCATTCTTTCCATCTTTGCTGATTCTTGAACTGTATTTGATAGAATACCTGTCCATCCGGTCGCTTGTCTTAATCTAATCATCATGGAAAGCGGGTTATTTGAAAATTTAATCTTTTGTAAATCTGACATAACGCCGGCATATATTTCCTTGTATATTTGACTCTGTTTAGGTGTCATATCGACATATTCAATCTTTCTAATCTTTTCGGGTAAGTCAAGAACTTCTGTCTTTAATCTTCTTAGCATAATGCTATCCATCATTGCTCTGATTTCTTCCAAATTCTTATATCCAACAACCTGTGAACCACCCCAGCCCCCAAGAGTGCAATAGTGCTGTTTGAATTGGTAAAAGCTGTGGTTCTCATACCCCAGCCATTTCATTGGGAAGTATAAGTCAAGTGGATTGTTCATTAGTGGGGTTCCACTCATAGCAACCATATATTTTGCAGTTACATTTATCATTGCTCGACTTTGTAAGGAAGTAGGTTCTTTTGATTTATGACACTCATCAAAAGCTATAACTGAAATTGTTCCGTTTTTGCATAATTCTTGTAATTTTTCAGCAATTGGAAAATGATATTTGGTTTTACTTATCCTTTCGGCTCCTGCTCTTAATGTTTCGATATTAGTAATAATGTATTTACAATCAGGAAGATTATCTAAATCTTCAAGTTTATCTTTTGTCGAACCTTCATAAGCCTTTCCGGTTCGTTTTCTGTAACGTGTTCCAAGAACCCAACCTTTTTCGTCTGAATGGATACCGATTTCTGACTGCCAATTATACTTTAATGAATTGACACCACACACAATAAGCACCTTATTGATTGTATCTGTTTTTTCAAGACATCCAACGAAGTCTATAATCTGCTTTGTTTTTCCTAATCCTTGGTCATCACATAACAAGAATTTTTTCTTATTTAATCCAAACCGGACACCATCAATCTGATGATTGAATGGTTTTGTCTTAAACTCAAAATCTTTTGGGATATCAATTTCAAATTCCTGCTTATGCAAATCTTCATATATTCCGGATATTTGAATTTCTTCATTTTCAAATTTGTTGCACAAACTTATTATATTATTGATTGGCATTTCCCAAGTATGATTTTCTGCATTATAAACCATTGTTACCATTTGCTTGATAAAAGAAACTATATCCGGGTTATAATTGAAAGATACAAAAGCAGATTTTTTAACAAGAATGTTATTTTTTAACTGTTTAGGTTCATCTATTCTTATCTTAATCATTTTATTTCTCCTCTCTTAAGATTTTTACATTGTCGTACTCAACATTTTTGTAATTACATAATAAGGAAAATTCAGAAAGTAACATTGCATTTTCTCCATTATCTGCTTTCTGATATTTTCCGCATACTATTTTATTATTTTTGTAAAATCCTATGTAGTAACTTTTCATTTTTAATTCCTTTCTTATTTCTTATTTACAATTATATTGTAATACATAAAAATATATTTGTCAAGTGTTTTTATGTAATATACATAAAAATAAGGGAGACCTAAATCTCCCTTATATATTAAATGATATTTGGCTGTGTTATATTTTGCAATGTCTCAAGATGCGTTTTGAATATTTCCTTTTCATCTAAATCACAAGTCATGTATAATTCAGATAGCATTTT